TTAAGTTCGCACACTTTGTTATTGTTCCGGCTAAAGCCGGAACTGAAAGCGTCTTAATTGATTTATCGGCAACGTTTCCTTTGAACTTGAACCGCACTTTGTGCGGTTTTAATTGTTCAAAGGTGTAAAATTCATAAAAAATATGAATTTTATAGTAAAAATACTGTTTTTTCAAATATATTTAGTCTAAATATTATACATTACGTCTAAATAGTGCATCGATATCTTCCGATTTTGCTCCAATTACTAAATCATCCGGTCTAAATGTGTTATTTTCACTTTTATATACTAATATAACTGGCACTCCATTGACAACACGGTTTTTTTTTAAAAATCCATATACATCTAAATTATTATCTACATCAAGTAAATATGTTTGAATTAATGGTTTATTTTGAGAACAATAATCAAACCATTGATGAACTTGCTTATCAATTAATCTGCATGGCCCACACCAATCTGCACCGAATTTTATAATAATAGTGCCTTTGTTATTTTGAATAATAGATTTAAACTGTTCAACAGTGGGGATAGATGTTAATATGGGTGTATTGGAAACAAATTGACCGGGAATTGATAAATCGGATTTAGACATATTATATTATATATTTCAATATTTATATTATTATTTATATTATTATTTATATTATTATACAACGAAAAAAGTTGGTTATCTTGGACAAAATAATTACATAAATTACTAATAGGCTTGAATGGCTAATAATTATTCTTTCTTTAGTTTATACTTTTTATCAGTATGTGTAATACGATATTTAGAGTCATAATATTCACATGTTGCATATATGAAATGCATTTGTATTTTATATATATCTTCTAAAGATCCATAAGTTGAGAGAAATTCCGTTTGTCCAACTTTATCCAAAATTTCCTTTAATAAAATATAGTTTTTTTGTTGCGGCATAATAATAATTTATTTAGAATAATATTATATTTAGAATAATAATATATCTTCAATTTTACACAATTACATAAATAAATAACTTAAAACTTGATTATTGTATTTTTTGCAGAGAACATTACATTTTATGAAGAATGCGAAAATAAAACAACTAATTGAAACATTACAAGAGCTAATTTGGAAAAAATAATAAAAATATAAAGTTTAATAGTGCAAATAAATTATTCAGCAAAATATATATAATATATGGCATTTAATAATCATAATCTAAATATTCACATGTATACATTCGACGACATTCTTGGATTATTCGATCTAACAAACCAAATAAGTTTAGAAGATTTAAAAAGTGCTAAGAAAAAAGTTTTAATGTTACATCCCGATAAGTCTAAACTAGATTCGTCATATTTTCTATTTTACAAAAAAGCGTTTGATATAATAGTCCAATTCTATGAATCTCAAAATAAACAAAATCAAAAAATTACAGAAGAAACCACAAACTATTCACATTTAGATACAAATTCTTGGAATAAATCGACTTCAAAACAAATAAATAAAGTCATTGGAGATATGTCTAAAGAACAGTTCCAAGAAAAGTTCAACACATTATTCGAAAAAAATATGCAAAAAGAAATTAAAACAGATGTAAATGAATGGTTTTCCAAGAATGATCCATTATATCAAATCGATGAAAATGCTTGTAAAAATATGGGAAAGGCATTACAACAAATAAAACAACAATCAAATAGTTTAAATATATATAGGGGTGTGCAAACTTTATCATCGTCGTCTAGATCAGGTAATTTGTATGATGATGACCAAGATTCCGGTGAATATGTATCGAGCGATCCTTTTAGTAAATTGAAATATGACGATTTACGAAAAGTCCATAAAGACCAAACGGTGTTTGCGGTAAGTGAATCCGACTTTGATAATATGCCAAAATATGGATCGGTCGATCAATTAAATCGGGCAAGAGGCCAACAAATATTGACACCTTTGGAAAAAATGGATGCACAAAAAATATTAAATGACCAAGAAAATCAATATAGACAACAAATTATGAAAAAAGAATATTTAGCTAAATTAGAAACAATGAAATATAGTGAAAAAAATAAAAATGTTTTATCTACATTTTTACAATTAACCTAATAAATTATGAATCAATTGGTTTATTTTGTATAATATGATTCGGTAACGTTATAGTATTACATAAATTGCGCAATTCTAAAAATCCTTTAGAAAACTCTTCTTGGATTTCATTATGCAATCCGGTTTTTAAAGTTAATAATTCAGCTGTAATATTTTCAACAGTTTGTTTAAGTGTTGATATTTCAGATAGTAATGTAGTAATATCTTGTGTTGAATCATTCCAATGCACTAATTTTTGAATAGTATTTGGACTATCATCAACTTTGAATTCAATTATGTTTTCAATTGGTTTATTTATAACTTCTTGAATTTTTAAAATTGGGTGTGTTGATTGATTTGGTTGAGATTGTTGTTCATATTGTAAAACTTGATCGCGTTCCATCATATGGCGTTTTACAAGTTCGTCCATATTTGAAATTGGTTTATCCATTTCACTTTCTTTGAAATTAGCACTTGGTATATTTTTAATAATTAAGTCATTATATTGATTTAACCTATTTGTAAATTTCGAATTAATTTCATCTTGTTTTTTTTCTGATATATAATCACGACTTGCTGATTTATTTGAGTCTAATGTATACGATATATTTTGATTTATATTCGGCGTAACTTGGTTTGTATTATGTGTAGATTGACTTAAATTCGTATATATATTTTGTTCTGGATTATAATATGTAGAATTTGAATTATATTGATAATTAGATTGTGGTTGTATAGTAGATTGTTGTGCAGTTGATGGTTGTTGTATAGTAGATTGTGGCGTAGTTGATGGTTGATAAAATTGCGGTAAAGCATTTGTTTGTGACAATGTTATATTTTTTAATACTTTTAATATATCTTGGATAAAGTCTTTATTGATTTTTTGTAATAATTCAATATTAATATTAATACCAGATATTTTTTTATAAAACTGTTCGACTGCATTTCGAAACCACGATTCACGTGAATCTCCCAAATTTTGAAATAAATTGGATTGTGAAATAGCATTCCATAATATTTTTTGATTTTCTGGGTGAATAAATAAAGCCATAATAATGATATAATATATTACATTTATATCATTATACACAAATAATTATATAGGTATTTTAGATTGTATCTTTAATTCCTCCGTATGTTTAGGTATATTGCATTCTGTTGAATTTTTTTCTGAACATTCTGTTTTATTTGGTTTAAATTTTTTATTAAAATAAAATAACATTTCAGCGAGTGATTCATCAACATTTTTAATATCAGAATTAACTTTATATTTCATATTTTTTGCAAATTTTTTTATATTATATGTAAATTTATTTTCATCAATTGATTTTTTTAATTCTTGTAAATATTTAAAAATATTAACTTTATCTTTTGGTGATATATTATTATCTGTTGGTAATATATTTTTATCTGTTTTTGGAGGGTTAATATATTTATCTATAATTGGTTTAAGCTTACTATATCCATCATATTCATTTATATATTCATCATGGTCTTTTAAAAAATTGTTTATTTTATTAATATAATTAATATCAATTATCTCAGCTGATTTTAAAATATCAAACCTTTTAATATCTTCAATTAAATCTGGTATTTCTGTAAATTTACCATCATCTAAAAAAAATTTATTAATAAATTTTAATTTACGTTTAAAATGTGGGTTTTTTGTTTTATCAATTAAATATTTTTTCAATAATTTGCCAGTATTTACATTATAATCTAATATAGACCTTGATAATATAGAACGTATAATATTTTCTTCTATAATATTTTGGTTTCCTCCAATTAGTTTTTGTTTTTTAGTTAGTTTAACCTTTTTTTTTATATATTTACCATATTTTTTTTTAAGAGTTTTACTGGGCATTTATATGTTATAGTATAATGTGATATAAATTTTAATCATTAAAATAAATATTGCGATATTTTTCCACATATTTATCAGGTATTTTTTTTTGACGAAAAAGATGCAATTTATCAGAAACTTTCATATTGTTATTAAACTCGGTCTTACCTGTAAGCATTGTTATAATAAAAAATAATGAATACATACCACATTCAGTATTGCTACTTTGGTGACGATGATTTTTATTATTATAGTATTTAAATTGGATAGGTTTATTTAATTGTTTCCCTTGTAATTTAATTTTTTTTACTAAAGTTTTTATTTCGGGAGGTATATCATTATCAGCACTATCAAAATAAAATATAAATTGGTTTTCTATATCTATAAACATTGATGTCCAATGAGAACCACTTTGATCATGTTTATCTAAATTAAATACAACTCCTATTTTATTAATATTTTTTTTAATAAGATCTGCTAAAAAAATTTTGCAAAGTTCTTCTTGGACACATTGTTGATTATTTTCAGGTAAACGCGTATCAAAATCAATTGGTGTAGGTTCAAATAGTTTAAAATTCTTGTATTTTTTTTCATATTGTTTTAATACATCAAATATATCAATATTTGATAGCCATTCATTCGAGTTTTTTTTCCATTCATTTGGTTTATCTGGTGCAAATAAATATTCATCTAAATATTTTTGTTGAGATTTTGGCAATTGAGATAACCAACAGTCCTCTTTTTTACAATGTGTTAATTTTATTTTTAATTCACTTAACATAATTTTTGGATCAGTAGATACAATTTTATTAGTTGGATTGTTTTTATTATATGCATTTACAATTTTTAAAAGTGCATTGCTTGTATAACAAGTATCATCCGATATAGTTTGTCCTGAAACTAATGGACTACAATTCATTGTTTTATTTTTATTATTCATTTTTATAGGATATTTTTTACGTGTTGATTTAGTTCCCCATCCAAAAAAATCCATTATATATTATATTTATTTATTATTATGGCAACTGTCTAATAGTTGCAAATCGACTTTTGAGTTTTTTTGTTTTGTTTCTATTTAATTCATATTTGTTTCTATCTAATTCAGTTCTCCATTCAAAAAACTCAATTATTATATTTTATTATTTGGAATAATTCATGTATATAGACCGTTGAAGATATAAAACAGGCAATGTGGCCAAAGGCCACATAACCTTAAACATCCAATAAGACGTTCTGAGGCAATTCCTTAAAGAAAAATCCGCACTAAAGTTATGTTTCACGAAGGATTTAATTCTTCAATAATATAAAATAATAATAACTATTTTATAGTTTATATACTCAATGATTCAAATTTTAAGTCGTCACTAATTGAGTTATAATCTTTATCAAATTCTATTAATTCTTTTTCAAATTCTATTAATTCTTTTTCATATTCTATTAATTCTTTTATAATTAATTCAATAAACTTTATAAAAATATCATTAAACATATTATATTTTTTAAATAAATCATTATTTGTATTAAATAAATTAATTATATTTTTGGATTTAGGTAGTCTTA